CGGGTCGATGCTGCCGACCGGGGGGATGATAGCGGAGAGGATAAACAGGGCGATAGTAGTGCCGAGGCAGATCATCAGCGCGACGGACGTAATGGTTGACACGCGGCTCGTCATCTCCCGGAATTCATGGACGGCTTCCTTTCGTCTCTCTGGTGTCATTTCGATGATGTGGTTTTAATGGTTTGTACTATTCTTCCGGCGCCACCCAAAGCACGCCTTCGAGGACGTCCTCGACGTAGCCGTGCGTGAGGGCCGGGCAGGTCTTCTCATTCTCCTTCTGGAGCGCGTGGAAGTCCTCGTAGGGCATGGGCACGCAGTCGAGCTTCACCTCATCTTTCAGCATCTCGCCTTCGAGGGCCTTGTAACGGGCGAAGGTCGCCTCGGCCTTCATAAGTCTTTCGCCGATCTCGGCGGGGATTTCCTTGCCCACGTCGGTGTAAGGCTTGGCCTTCTCGCGCAGTTCGGCAAGCTCCTTGTCGAACGCCTGCGGGTCTTCGATGCCCGCCTCCTTGAAGATGGCGGAGAACTCGTCGCGTATCTGGCCGTGGACGGCGATGAGGGCGCGGCGGAATTTCAGTACCTTGTAGGCGTGCTTCCCGTCGAGGGTGAGGTTCGTGATGCCGGGCACACCGGCGTTGACGAGGTTGATGATGTCTGCTTTGTTCATGGTTGTTCCTTTGTTTGATTGTTGATGTTTGACTTGTTTTTTCTCCCGTTTGCAGAGGGGAGGGTCGCCCCTCCCCAGGCAAACAAAGGAGCATTACTTCGGGTTCTTCCCGGAGTAGGTCTTGTAGTTTTCGCTGATTTCCACGCCACGGCGGTAGGTGTTGATGCCCCAATAGACGAGGTTGGCGACGCCCACGAACCAGAAAAGGTTGTCGGGTTCGCCCGCCTGCTTCGCGAGGGTGGCGTAGTCGAAGCACCCGACGGACGCGATGATGCCGAGGAGTGCGCCGAGGAACAGAAGGAGGACTTCCAGCCCCCACTTCATTCGATTCTTGTTGTCTTCGTTCATAATGCTTGCTATTTATAGGGTTATGTGATGGTGAGCGTGTTGGAGAAGGGTTGCGTCCTGCCCGTACCGGCGTAGTTGTCGCAGAAGTTCGCGTTGACGATGACCTCCTGCGGTGCGCCCTGATAGATATAGACGTCCGGCAGCGTGATGTAGGTCGTCCCGGAACTCGGCACGGAAACTTGGAGCGTATTCTCCAGCATATTCGTAAATCCCGGCTGCGTGGGGTCGCCATAGAAACCGCCACTCGGTACGTTGGCGATGACATGCACATAGATCGTGGAGGGTTGGAACGCGGGGTCTTTCGTGACCGTACCCTTGATCGGGAGGGAGACGGTGTACTTCTTGTACCCGGCCTCCGTGACGATGCCGGTGTCCACGAGGACGGGGCCGGAGTCCAGAACTCCCGTGAGGAGGTTGATGGGCGAGGAGGTGTCTGCCTCCACGTCGGTATAGTCGCAACGAATCTTGTAGTTGAAGCCGAGGGAATAGACCGTCGAGTTATTCGGGAGAATCTCGTAGGCGTTGTTCGGGTCGGTGAGGTCCGGGGACACGAGGACGACGGCGACGCGGATGGTGTGCCCGGCGCGGTTGGGGTTTCCGCCCGTGCCGTTGAGCCACGGGATCGCGGGGTAGGTCTTGGAGCCTATCACCTTTCCGTCGGCGGAGATGATGAAGATGGCGGTGTCGCTCAACTGCGATAGCGTCATGCCCGTGTTGAGGATGCAAGGGGTGTTCCCTGCGGTCGCCCCGACCGTCACGTCGATCAGCGCGAAGCCGATGTGCAAGTTGGCGTCGTTGCCTTTGATGAGGTCGCTGGCCGCGAGCGAGCGGTCCGCCCACCACTCACCGGGGGCGGTGCGCGAGGCCCAATAGGAGTTCGTGCCGGAGTCCTTCCACACCATCAGGATCGTCTCGCCGTCGGTGAGGAGCTGGCCTTCCACGGAAAGGGCGATCGGCGGGATGGCGTATGGGTCGTACCCCGCGCTCGCGGTGGACTCGTCCTTGACGAAATCCTGCACACGGAGCGGGTGCGTGTTCAGCACCGGCTTGGCATACGGCCATGCCGGGGGGACTGGGTTGTATTGGTAGCTCGGCACATACGGGTCGGGTTTCGTCATCCCGAAAAGTGCGGAGGAGCGAGCGTTGTTCCGTGCGGACCAACTCGCGAAGGCGATGGTGCTGTTGCGGAACGGCTTGTACTTCGCAGAGACGTTGATCTTCTCCGCGTCGTAGATGTTCCCCTGCCCGTCCTCGGCGAGATCGCCCACGAGATTGATGTGGCTCGTTTCGCTCCGCTGGAGGGCGATTTGGAGGTCGCCGGAGCCGTTGGCCGCTATCTTCGTGAAGCCGCCAACGCCGTTGAGTATCTTACCTGTCCATCCCATATCAGTTGGTTCTTAATCGTTTCACTTCTTTTTCCAATGCCGCGATTCTGCCGTTCGCCTTTCCGAGCGCATCTTTCAGTACGCGGATTTCCTTGTCCTGCGCGGTTTCGTGCTTCTGGAGCTTGAGGATTTTGTCCTCGTCAATAAGCAACCTTTGGGAAACCTTAATCCCCATCACGGCGCCAAGTTGCCCGTAGGCGAGCGCCTTGATGTCGCCGTCCTTGACGGCCTCCGGGAGAATGGGCTCCCAATCCTGGGCGATGGAGCCGAAGGAGTGGCCGCCGGACGCCCAGTCGAAGGTGACGGCCCGGCAGGAGGCTATCTGTTCAACCGTGAGCTCGATGGGTTTGAGGTTCCGCTTGACGCGGATGTCGGAGGTCACTACCTGGTCGCCGGAGGAGACGATAGCGCCGTTCACATTCAGCGCCCCGTCCGAGAAAGACGGCGCCCCAACGTTCACCTTGCCCGCCGCATTCAGGTCCTTGCAAGCCCAGTCCACCGTGGAGAGGTTAGCATTCGCGCTGTCGTACAGGAGGTGCCACTCGCCCCATCCCGGAGTGCCGCCGGAATTGTTCCTGTCCCTCCACCAGAGCTTTCCGGTCTTCGCGTTCGTATGGTCTACATCCCAGGCGAACTGCATAGCGAGAAGGTTGTTTGCGGAGTCCGTCGGCACAATCTGCACAGCGCCGCCGTAGGACATTCCGGACGGGCCGTTGGCCCAATACGATACGGAACTATACTGCGAGGTGATGCCGCCTCCGGCAAGAAGTGTATCGAGGTCATATCCGCCAGCCGCTGAACTTCCTGCGAATCGCATGAACCGTCTGTTAAAAGTGGCGTGTTCTATCGGCGAGCTATCCGTGCCAATGGTATTGCTGCCAATCGTCACGGCATTGGACGATATGTATGCGTTGGAGGCGTCCCATATAATGTGGTCATTATAGGTGCTTGCCGCCGTGTATTTGCGGTGGACGAGGTTGATGTTGCCGGAGCGCAGGAGGTAATCGGCGGAAATCTCGTACCCCGGTCCGAGATAAAACCCCGTCCCATTAGATGTGACCGCAAGCATCGCGCTTGTACTCGCGGCGAGGATGGCGTTTCCGTTAGGGAGGGTGATGTTTCCCGACATCGTGATGTTCCCAATGCCGGTCAAGTCCTGCGTCGCGCTCGTGAACCGCACCGGCGTCTGGCCGATATACATAGCCGGGAGCGCCGAGGAGAGTATCTTCCCGCCGGAGAAGTAGCCGTATGCCGCCGCGCCGTTGTCTATCTTCGTCTTCACCGAGGAGGCGATGTCCAGCGTCCGGTTCGCCTCCAGCGTCCCGCCGCCAGTGAGGTAGCCCGTGCCCGTGATGGTCACGGTCTTCAGCGCGTAGCTCGCCTCGTCGCCCATCGGCTCCCACGTCGTGCCGTTGTAGAGGTATTCCGTGCTCGTACCAGAGAGCACCACCACGTCGCCCATCACCGCCGTGTAGGACTGGCCGTTGATGATGATGGGGTTCGCGGACGGGTTCGCCGCGATGTCCGTGGTCGTGATGCCCTTCCACTTCAACACGGCAGCCACGGCGGTGGCCACGGCTGCGCCCGTAACCAGGTGCGTCGTGTCCCCGGCGGTGACGACGTTCGTCACCCCGTAGCCCGCCGCCTCGCCCAGCGTCCGGTTCTTCCACACCTGCGCCGTGCTGTCATACGAGAGCACCTGCCCGCCCGCGAGGTTCGCGAGCGACACATCGAGGAGTTCGGCCAGGTACATCACACCGCCGCCACCACCGCCGCCGGGTTCGCCTGTGATCACGATCTGGTCGCCGCCCGTGACGAGCGCGAACGGAGTGTAGAGCGCGTACTTCGGGTTCTGCGCCGTGCCGAAGTTCCGCAACATCAAATGTGCCGGGGAGTTCTCAACATCCGCCTCCGCCGTCTCGCCAAAGATCAACCCCTTGCGCGGGCCGAGGTAGTTGTAGGCCGATTTGAGCTGAATCAGGCCGGATACGGTGCCGGGCTCGAAATAGTTCACCCCGGAGGACGGCACCTGCGTGGCGCCGCCGGAGGACGATCCCGTCGACGCGGTGCCGCCGGCCTCGGTGATGGTCTCGGAGTCCACGGTCAGCGTGGCAGTAGGCAGCGTGCGCGCCGAGATCTGCAGCTCGTCTTCGTAGAGATTCCAGGACCAGGTCTCCAGCCAGTAGTCCAGCCCGCCCTTCGTGAAGACGAGCGGCGGCAGCTGGACGGAAGGTTCCAGGGACACCGTCCCCTCAACGCGGGCGCGCGGCAGCGCCACGCTCCTGGCATAGTCTCTCGAGATGAAGGAGAGGTAATCCGTGCCTGTCGTGAAGTTCGCGTCCGAGAAGGCCGTGATCAGCGCGCCGTTATTGAGCAGGATACCCTGTACGAAAGCCTGATAATACGCCACGTCGGACGTCACGCGCCCGAAGGCTATCTCGGTATCGTCGCCCTCGCCGCGGGCGCCGTTGTCGATGTGCAGGATGTCCTGATACCCCTTGTTCAGGACCACGTCGAGATGGGCGCTGAAGACATAGACCGCACCGCCCCAGATTCCGACGGTGAGAGTGCCGGAGGGGAAGCCTCCATCTACGGCCAGCGCCGGGATGTCGAGCTCGATGCGGTCAGCGTTCTCGCGGTCCGTATCGACGGAAAGGAGATCCTGCTCGAAGGCGCGGGGTATGCGCCCGGAGTCATACAGCTCCCAGCGCCGGTTTCCGTCGCCGTCAACGCCGAGATAGTAGACATTCCCGTCGCCGTCCTGGAACTTCAGGACCAGGCCGACCCAGCCGTTTCCCGTTCCGGTGAATCCGCTTCCGGTCTCGGACGTTCCACAGCCGCTCAAAGTCATGCGCATGGGCACGCGCAACCCGCCAAAGGCGACGCTCTGAGCCAGCTCGCCCGGCGTGATCACATCGCGCGCGAAGAAATACGCGCCCTTCGCGGAATCATACGTGACGCCGCTCTTGTTCCAGTTCGCGTCGGCCGTCATGTCGGAGTTCTGCAGCGCCGTGACCGGATGCCATGGCGCCTGGACGACGACCTTGTTCTTAGCCGGATCTATCACCGTGGAGAGCTGGCCGACGGGCCAGACGGGGTCCTGATACATGCGACCCAGCGCCTGGACCGAATTGGCCAGCAGGGCCGAGTTTCCGGCCACGTTGAAGTAACGCACCTTGCCGGAAGTGAACGTGACGTTGTTCTCCCTGACGAGCAGCCAGTGGCCGCCCCACCACGTGAGCGTGGCGTGGAGAGTCGTGAGCAGATATGAGAGTGCCTCGTAGCATGTCTTGCCGACCAGGTAGTCGAAATTCGCCTCCATGTCGAGCAGCGCGCCTGCGCCGGCGCTGCCGGCCTTCAGCGAGCTGACGAGGAAGACATCCGTGGAGAGGCCCGTCTTCCCGAGCAGATACGTGAGCATGGCGCGCAGCGAGACCATACCCTGCGCCGCGAAGTCGTAGAGCTTCAGCTCACCGACGCCGTCAGTGGCCACCACCTGCACGTCATAGGGCGGCGCGATGTCCGGCTCGCTGTAGAGCTCCGGGGAGATCCATCCCTGCCACAGCATCGTATTGCCGGCGTAGACGTCCACGCGGTACTCCTTCGGGTCCGAGGTGTAGAACTCGATGAACTCGCGGTCCACGTCGCACTGCGCGTAGATCTCGAGCGAGGTGCCATGGATCGGGCCGTTCTGCTGTTTCTTCAGTACGGGGTTGCGCCCCAGCGCGCGCTGGATGACACTGCCGGAATAGCCGTCCTGCAGGACGCGGATCTCGCGGGTCGTATGGTTCAGCGACTCGAAGCGGAAAAGATATTTAACTGCGTATGCCATTATGTCGTCAGTCCTTTCTTCTTGTTAGTGCCGTCGATGACCGCCACCAGGGCGTCACCGTCCGCCTGCAGGGTCCCGGTGACCTTCACCTCCACCTCGCGGGTCTCATAGTCACCGCCGCCGTAGGAATAGGCGCTGGATGCGACGTTAGCGCTGGCGCCGTAGTTGCCGCTGGCCACGTTGCTCAGGCCGGCCTTGACGGCGGAGCCAAGCAATACCAGCGCGGTACCGGCGCCGATGGCGATGGCTGCGCCCGCCGGGCCTAGGGTCTCCAGGGCGGCCTTGATGCCGAGCGCCGCGATACCCGTCTCGATGGCGATGCGGCCCACGGCCGTGGCCATGTCGCCGAACGCCGACATCGCGGCGTTCGAAAAGTTGCTCCAGGCGTCTCCGCCGGTGAGCAGGTCGCCGATCAGCGAGCCGATGGATTCGCTCAGGCTAAGGGCTAAACTGCCGACCACCGTCTCCACCTCGCGCGACAGGTCCACCAGCGCGCCCTTGTCTATCTCGATGCCTACCTGCATGAACACCTTCCCGCCGATGGCGGCGTTCAGCTGTGCCTGCAGCTCGGTAGTATCTATGGTCTGGGGGATGAGAGCGCCGCCGGCGGACGTGGTAGCGCCCGCCATAGGGATGCCGGCGACGGACAGGTCCAGCGCCGCGAGATCCGCGCGGCTCTGCGCGATCTGCTGCTGGAGCTCCAGCTGCTTCTCCATCTCGGCCGTCTGCTTCTCCGCCTGGGAGCGGATGCCGTTGACGTATCGCAGCTGCGCGGCCTTCTCGTCCGTGAGGCTCTTGACCAGCGACTGCTGGCGGACGTACTGCTGGTTCGCCGCGTCGACGGCGGCGGGGGAGCTGGCCGTCAGGGAGACCATCTCGTCCATCAGTTCCGTGCGGCGCTCCTCGATCGGGACGAGGAGGCTTTCCTTCTTATTGATGTCCGTGACGATCTGGTCATAGGCGGCGAGACGCTCCACCAGCGATACGGTGGCGTCGCGCATCTTCTCCTTATTCGTAGCGATGCGGGCGTCCAGGTCCGCGATCTCGCGCGTCAGGTCGGACTGCTGGCGGTCCAGCTTATAGAGTTCCTCGGAGATCTGCTCGGCCCTGCCGGCCGCGCCGAGAGCGGCGCCAATCTGCTGGGCGTTGCCGGTCAGGAACATGTTGGGAAGGGACGAGGGCATCAATTGCTTCCCCGTCAGGATCCCGACAAAATTCTGCTTGAAGTTCGCGCCGAGTACGGCGAAAGTCTTCTTAAAGTTAGACTCGAACTCCGCCACACTCTGCCCGGTCTCCTTATTGATGTCGTGGAAGACCTGCCGGTATGTCTCGATGTAGGCCGCGGTCTGCATCTCCAGGTTCGCACCGGCCACGGTGTTCTTGAACGCCTCGGCCTCGGCGTTGAGCGCCTTGAAGGAAGCCACCGCCCCTGAGATCCCGAGCGCTGCGATTCCGACGCCGAGCGTGGAGACGCTGGAGAGCAGCGATCCCAGCGCCTTTGCGCCGGTGCTGCCGGCCTCGCTCAGTTGCCGGCCCATGCCGCGGATAGCGGAGGCGAACTGTTCCACCTTCCCGGTATCGACGCCGAGCATGTTGCCGATGGAGCCGAGCGCATTGTCGGACACCTTGGCGAAGTCGCGCAGTTCGGCCTTCGCCGTTTTCATCCCCTTCGTGAATTGCGAGGTGTCGGCGCCGACGTTAACCTTCAGATTCGGTTCGTTTGCCATGGTGTACTCTCTTTAAGAATTTTTCGACCTCAACCTGTTTTTCCGCCTCGGTAAGGTCTTTCAGGCGTTTGATTTCTTTTCCTTCACGGTCCGGGTCGTCCCAGGGCATCGCCCAGAATTTCACCGGATCGGCCGTCCTATGTTTCTGGGCGACCTGCAGGTTCCACAGCCGGAGTGTCGCTCCTCTCACCAGCTCGCCGATGTGTTTCCTGTCCGCGCGCACCTTGTGCTCATAGGCGTCCATCGCCTCCCAGAACTCGCCCGGGCGCATCTCGTAGAACTCGATGCGGCTCATGCCGAGCAGGCCAAAGGCCCAGCCCCTGATCTTGCCGATGCTGAGCGGCTCAGGGGCCGCGCCGTCAGCTACCCTTTTTTTGCCTCAGGCTTGATGCCCTTCGGCGTCATCTGGTCCGTGAAGATCCTGATGAACTCCGTAATCGTCTGCGCGTTCGACAGCGCGCCGACATCTTCGGCGGTCATCCTCTCAGTGTCGCCCTCCAGCCGTTTGCCCTCGTTAATGCCCGCGGCCAGCAGGCCCGCAAGGTCGGACGGTTTGAGGTTATCGAGGTTCGAGAGTTCGCGCATGTCGTCCCGGCCGGAGCTCGCAAGGAAGTCGACAATGGCGTTCCAATTGAGCTCCACCCGAAACGTGCGGCCATCCGTAAGTGTGATGCTGTTGTTCATACTAGGCGGACTTAGTGAAAGCACCGACAATCTTCAGGTCCACGTTCAACGTGGTGTCGCTGTCGACCGCCGCGCTGGAGCTCTCGCTGTAGCCGGTGATGATGGCCGTGCCGGTGTAGGTGTCGCCACCCGTGCAGGTGTACGTCACGGTCACCTCAGCTTGCGCGCCGGTCTTCAGCGCCTGCTCGATGACGTCGTCGCGGTCCAGCTGCGTGAACGTGCCGGTACCGGAATTGAGAGAGAGCAGCGCGGCCAGGCGGAGGGTGACGTCGTGGCGGACCACGGACTCCTGCTGCACGCCGGCGTCGTCCTTGGTGATCGACGTCTTGGTGACGGCCGCGATGTTCAGGTCGTCCTGCGTACGGCCCAGGATAGTCTTGGAGCCGATCTGGACTGCAATGTTATAACCTTCAACCATGGTATTATGTTTTTAACTAGTTTGTTTGACGAAAAAGTTCATTTCGATGGACCAGACGCCCTCCTGGCAGTCCTTGGTCGTGGACCGGTGCCGGATGATGTACTGGCCGTCCGCATTGGCGTCAAGCGCCGCGCGGATGGCGTCGGCCTTCTGCTGCGCGCTGTCGAACACCTTGTCGTAGACGCGGATGACGCTGTCTGCCGTGATCTGGTACACCCCGTCCTTCGTGCGCCACTCCTGCGTGGTCTGCTCATAGACTGCGTAGGGATAGGACTCCGTCTCCGCTTCAGCGAGGAAGAAGGGACAGACATTCTTGCAGAGCGAGGTCAGCTGTGTGCCTATGGATTCAGTCATCGGTCGTAGAGTTTGTCTTCCTGCCTTTTCAGGCTGTTCTTAAACGATTCAACAAAAGGACCCTCCCATCCTGCGATACCGGCCTCGAAGAAGTTCCGCGGCTGGATGCCGGTGGAATTTCTGCGGCGGCGCGCAGCGGCGGTCTTGCGGTGCTTCACCGGATTCTTGAAGTGGTGCGAAGGGTCGCGGTTCTCCAGGGTACCGTAGTTGATCCAGTACGCTTTGAACCAGTCGGCGATCTGCGCTCCGCTGGGATTCTGATGACCCTGCGCCTGCCTGTTGTTGAACAGGCCGAACACGGCGTTCAGCTTTCCGTTCGCGGTCTTCACCACCTTGTACCGGACCAGCCGGTTCCAGCGCTTCGGGATCCTGGACTTGACGGTCCGCGCCGACACCTTGGACGCATCCTTCAGCGCCTGGCGCGAAATCTTCAGCAGGTTCTCCGGCGCGTTGTCGAAGACCTTCAGGCAGTCGTCAAGGCCAGAAATGGTGATCCCTGTTGCCATTACTTCTCAATGGTTGAAGCGGTGATGATGCAGAACGGAGACATCCTGTCGATAGGGTCGATGCCCTTGATTTCGTACGGAACGCCGTCAATCTCCAGTTCCATCCGGGTATTCATGCCGGGGACCTTGTAGGTGGTCACCGTCATGCCCGTGCGGGCTTCCAGATTGTCGTCGCTGACGTACTCGTCAGTGAGCGGCTCCAGCTTCGCAAACAGCCGGCAGTGCTGCGTCCGGCGGACGGTCTTCTGCCCCTGGTCGCCGATGGTGCGCTCCACGGAGTAGAACGTCACCAGCGTATCCAGCTCGCCTATGTTCACCCTGTTATCCATCACTTCACCCCCCACGTCCTGTACGAATCCAGCAGGCGCGTCGAAGCCTTCGGCAGCGTCTCCACGGAATCCACCGGGTTGTTAAAGAGTGCAGCAGCATGGAGCAGGATGGCGGCCTTGATGTCGGGCTCGACCTGGCCCGGTCCGGCGGTGTAGTTCACCTCAACCGCCTCGCCGGTCACGTCGTCCGCGAATTTCAGCACGGTGCCGACCAGCTGGTACTTGCTTGCTTCAAGAGTGTTGCCGTCGACCTTCACGCTGGAGATCTCCTTGACGGGTCCCTCCAGCGGGATGGTCTTGGCAAACGGTCCGGTATAGACGAAAGACGACTGCGCGATGATCGCGCCGATGTAGTGCTCGGCGGAACGGATGGCGGCCTTCAGCTTCAGCTCGAGGTCAGAATCCATATCCGTCGTGGTTAGGCGGATATGGTTCTTAAACTCGGCCAGCGTGGGCTGGAAATTTCCGTAGGTGCGCTCAGTCATCGTTCGGAGGATTAGATGCCGGTCTTGATGTCGACGATCTTGCAGAACGCGCCGGGACGACGCACGCAGACGTCGTGGTACGCGATCGCGGTGACCTCGATGACGGCCTTGGCCTTCTGGGAGAACGGATCGACGATGAAGTCGAGACCGCCCCACTGCGGGACGAGGACCTCCTCGAAGTTGCCGAAGACGGCAGCGGAGCAGATGCCGGCGGCGCTGCCCTTCGTCAGGTTGGACGGGATGGCGTTGGTGACGTGGACGTCAAAGCCGTTGGCGCGGCCGTCCTCCATGATGAACGAGGAGGTGCTGGCCACCTTCGGAGTGACCTTCATGTCGCCGGCCACCTTGCTGTTGGTGACGTAGGACAGGCGGCCGAACAGACCGTTGGACGCGCCGACCTTGGACTCCATGCCGACGATGGAGGCCCAGTCGATGGCGCCGCCGTTGGTGCCCATGGCGATGGAGTTGACGCCGGAAGCGGCGAGGATGCCGGTAGGCTGGCCACTGGAGCCGGAGCCGTTGAAGATGGCGGCGTCGAGGGACTGCGCATGGGCGGAGATCAGCTCGTCCCAGATCAGCCGCTCGACGGGCTGGGCGCTCTGCTTCAGCAGATCCATGGTGTAACCCGCGAGGATCTGCAGGCGGTGCGGCGTCATGTCGACAGCGGTGTAGCCGGGCTTGGCCACGGAGGCGGCTGCCTCCTCGGCGAGCCAGCTGGCGGCCGCGGAACCACCCTTGACGATGCGGGCGTTGCCCTGCATGCCGGGGATGTAACGTACGCCGGCGCGGACACCGACCATCGCGTCCTTCAGGGCCTCGACATAGGACCACTCGGTGATCGCCTTGAACTCGGGACCGTAGCCGGGATCGGTGGCGTTGTTGTAGTCGCCGCGCTTGTGGGAGTACGCGACACCCAGGAGGACGGACGGAATGGCGTAGCCCTGGACGGACTGGCCGCAGTTCGAAAGCTCCTTGCGGGCCTCTTCGTGCATTTCCGCCTCGAAGCCGGTGAGGCTACCAGCAGTAGCCTCGCGCAGGAACTTCGTGATGGAGAACCGCTTCAGCTCCTTCTTCTCCTCGGGGGAAAGAACGCGCTGATTCAGGAGGGCGCGCTGGGCGGCCTCCTCGATCTGTGCCTCACGCAGTTCGGTGGTGAGGGATTCGACCTCGGCAGCCAGAGCTTCGCGCTTGGCGGCGTCGGTCTCTGCCTGGCAGGCGTCATTCTTGGCCTTCAGGTCAGCAGCAATTTCGTACGATTTTCTCATTGCTTTGGGGTTTTAATTTGCCAGTTGCCGCTTGGCTCTGGCGATGGTTAAACGGATATGTACGTCGTCCACGTTGGAGGTTTTCACCTCGTCCGCGGGCTTTTCGTTTTCTTCGACATCGCGCTGCTCGGCGTCGGGCTGTTCCGCCTCGGGCTTCTTGCGCTGCGCCTCCAGGGCGGCGCGCTCCTCGGCGATGCTGCGCTTGACGGCGTCCGGGTTGGACGGGACGTTCACGACGGAGATCTCCATGAGGGTAATCTGGTCGTAGTAGTAGACGTCCGGATCCTCGCCGTCGCGCCGATCGCCCCAGTGGCCGCGCTCGGAACTGAAGCCGACGGACACGCCGCTGATGGACCCGAACACGACCTTGCGGAACACCTTGTCTGCCTTGCGGTTCAGTTCGGCCGGCTCGAAATAGACCTTGACCAGCAGCTGGTCATTCTCCACGCGGGCCTCGCCGCGACCGATCACGTTGTCCGGATCGTCGCTGTCGTAGATGTCGTGCTGGTATCCGATGACGCCGTTCTTACGGAACCGGCTCAGGTCCCAGCCGTCCGGCTTCAGCACGGTGCCGTAGCTGTCTACGGTGCCGTTGCTGGCGACGAACTCGACCGAGCGTTCCGCCTCATTAATGGCGCGAATCTCGACCTGTTCAATTTGCCGGCGCAGGATGCTGTCTTTCTTTTCCTCTGCCATGGTGTTACTCGTTTTGCGTGCTATTATCGACGACCACGGCCTTGCCGGCCTCGTCGATCTGCACATAGTTCATAGGCATCCGCGGGAAGTCCAGGCCCGGGAGGGATTTCATTTCCTCCAGGCGGCGCGCCTCGTTCGGCGTCATCCAGCCCGCGTTGATGCCGGAATTATAATACTCGGCCCTGGTCTTGGCGTCGCCGCGCATCAGGCCCTTCATGTCAAATTTTACGGAATACTTCCCGCGCTCGTCCTCACGGAACAGCTTACTCTCCAACTGGACCTCGATGCGCTTGCAGATCGGGCGCAGGGAGAACTCGCCGAAGAAGATGTTCTGCTGCTCGATGTTGGAGAACGTGGCATGACTCAGCTCGGCGAGCAGGTGCGGCGGAATCCCGAAGATCCTGGCGATGTCGCTGATGCTGAAGGTCTCCGTCTGCAGCAGCTGGGCCGCGAGCGGGGAAATGCCGACGTCCTTATACTTGACGCCGTACTCCAGCAACGGGGTTTCGTAGTTCTGCGAGCTGGCCTTAAAGTGCGCCATGAACTTATCGAACTGGTCTTCGCCCAGGCTGTTCTCCATCTCCAGCACGCCCTTGATATTCCCGCCACGCTTATAGAACTCGCCGCTGAACTTGTTTGCGGCGATGCCGCGCCCGATGGCGGCGGCGTTGTAGGAGATCGGGTCGATGCCGGTCAGGCCGTCACGGGTGAACAGCATGACATACAGGAACTCATGCTCCAGGTAGGTGCCGTTCAGGTAGCTGAACGTGGGATCCGGGCAGTTCACGCGGTACCCCTTTACGCCCTCGTTGAACAGGACGGTGACCCAGTCCTTGTCTACCGGATGGAGCGCCACCGGATTACCGGCGGAGTCTCGCTCGATCGGGCCGCAGAATACGCCCTTGCCGAGCAGCTGGGCGATATTGCGGAACCAGTAGGTAAAGGGATCCATGTAACCGTTCGGTGCTACCCGAAGAAGCCGGGTCGCCGGATGATCGGCCGCGTCCTCATAGCCGGCGTCGGTCACGACCTTGACGGACTTCGGGAGGCTGGCGATGTTTTCGGAAAGCAGTTTGATTGCGGCGTACACCGCAGTAAAACGCAAAGCGGAGTCTTCGTTAACGGAGACTCCGAAGTCGATGCCATTGCTTCCGTGAAAGACGGGCGAAGAAGGGATAACCCCGATGGACCAGCCACGGAGGGCAGCACCGATGCGGTTGCGTAACGGGATATGATTAGACTTTGCCACCATCAATGGTTTTCACGAAGATGGCAAAGAAATCTCTTAAAAATCAGGAATTTGCATATACTTGTTGCATATACTTTGCACGGCTAAAATTTAACCGTCCGAAGTGTATGCGTCGTGTAGATTTCGCCGGTCTTTCCGGACGTCTTTGTGAGCCACCCGCCGACCGCGTCGACCAGGGCGACCACGCCGTCTATCTTGTTCCTGGAGCGCGCCTTGTCTAGCTTGATATTGGCGTTCGGGTCCTGGTAGATTACCACGTTCTGGAACATCCAGCGGATAATGGGGTTTCCGCAGAAGTTCAGCTCATGACGCAGGACGGAGGATTCCACCCACTTCGTAGGGACTGACATGTACCGGATGTTCTGCTGGTACTCCATCAGCTTCTCCTGGTACCGGCCGAACTTCCCGAGGACGTTCCACATTCCCCAGGGGTCGTATGAGATAGCCTTGACATCGTAGCGGTCCAGCTCCTGCAGCACGCGGGAGACGAACCAGTCCTCGTCGATCACGCTGCCGGGCACCGTCTCCAGCCAGCCCTGCTCCACCCACAGCCGGTAGTCCACGCGATCCTCGGCGCGTTTCGGCGCCGTAACTTTCTCCTCCGGTACCAGGAACAGGAACCGGGATACCTTGTAAAGCGGGAACCAGAAGGCCACGGCCACGATGTCAGTCTTGCGCGCAAGGTCGATGCCGACCCAGCACTCCGCCCCGTCGAGCTGCGCGCCGGAAATCTCGCGGTTGTTTGCAGCCACGTCATCGTCAGGGATCCATACGGACGGCGCGTCGACCCACATGTTCAGGTTCTTCGTCTTGAAGGCGGCCAGCGTGCTGCCACCCTTTTGCTTCGCCTTCTGGTAGGAGTCCTTCATGTATTTCGGCTTCAGGGAGACGCCGTAGTTCGGATTCACCTTTTTCCAGGTGGCCTCGTCATCCCATCGGTCTCCCTCGTCGGGTTCAAAGAGCAGAGCGAAGTGGTCCTCATTCTCCAGGAGTCCGCGCAGGATCTGGCGCAGGAACTCCAGATGCCCGAAGTATGGATAGGACGTATCCACGCCTGCAGTGGAGATTTGGAACAGCAGCGGCTGCTTGCGGGCGCCCATACCGGTCTGCACGACCTCCACAATCTCAAATGATTTCCAGGCGTGCGCCTCGTCGCCGATGCCGCAGTGCGGGTTCAAACCGTCTTTGTTCTTCGTGTCCTTCGACAGCGGTTTGTAGCTGCTCGACTCGAAGACCATGGAACCCTTGCGGAAATACTGCACGACGTCTGGCACCAGCCCCGACGCCATGGCGATCTGGACGGACGCCTCGAAGCAGATCTTTGCCTGCTCCTTATCGACCGCGAAGGAATAGACCTCAGCCGCGGGCTCTCCGTCTATGATCAGCATGATCAGCGCGATCACGGCGGCCAGCGTGGTCTTTCCGTTCTTACGCGGGACGTACACGTCGCCGTATGTGTATTTCCGCGTTTTGGTGGCCTTCCACTTAAAGCCAAAGATGGAAAGAATCACGAACCATTCCCACGGTTCCAGCTCCATCTTCTTCCCGGCCCATTCTCCTTTGAAGTGCTTCAGCCCGTCGTACCCGATGTCCTTATTGCCCCGGATGAAAAGCACGATCAGCCTGATGGCCGACCTGTCGAAATACAGGTCACCGCCCTCCTCGCAGCGCGCCATGTCTCTCCGCCATCGGGCCGCCGCCAGGCCGACCATCTCGCAAGCCGGAAGCGCCCCGCTCTCGATGGCGGACACATAATTCTCTACGATGCTATACGGCGACATATCGGTTATTGATCATCTGGTCCTTCGTCATCATTGACTACCATAGCAAAAATGGCCTTGAAACCTTTCGGCTTGTTATCTCCCAGCTCCATCTTCAGGCGCTGACGATCCACTGGAGAGAATCCGAAGTTGCTGCCTATCTTCAGCACCTTCTCCATGGCTGCGTGCAGCTGCTTCACGGATGGATTCTGCACCAGGAAGGTTCCGCGCTTTCCTTCCACCTCGACGTACATTCCTTTCTTCTTGATGTCCTCCTCGCACCGCAGCACGATGTCATACTCTATGGCATAGAACAGAATCTGCGCGCAGAACGTCGGGTCCAGCATCCCCTGCGCCGCGACCTTGCGGCAGGTTGCCCAGTAGATTTCACGCGCCCGGGGCGTGGAAGATTTTAGGCCGGATACCTGGCACTTAGACCCAATGTCTTCCAGGCGGACCGGCTCGCCGATGACGCTGGTCGGGCGCTCTCGGCAGGGCTGGTCCGTCCCCCTTAGTCTCTTAATCTCTTGCGGCAGTGGTTTTCGTCCTCGTGCCATATATATCTTGAGTTAGAATTACGCAATCCTTATATCGGTGTCAGTCACACATACGCGCGCATAATGCGAAGACCGGGTACTGAGAACGCGCCAATTTCGCACGCGCGCCTTCTTGACA